TACCACCGGCAACGGTCAGCAAGGCGAAGACACCGACAAGCAACTTAAAGAGATGCAGCTCGGGGCACTATCCAACGATAAGGACACCATAGAGATTATCGAGATATGGGACGGTAAGAAGATTAAATCAGTTGCGAACCGCAGCGCTTTAATTGAAGACCGGGCTAACACGCTTGGTATCCACTGCTTAGTCCTCCACCGCTTTATAGCTGACGAATCGATTATCTACGGCAAGGCTATCGTTGACCCGATTGCTCACCCTCAAGAGTTATTAAACGACGTGACCAACCAGCGAACAGATGCCGTGACTGATGCGCTGAATCCGCAGTCTACCCTTGACCCGATCTACGCCTCCTGGATACCGAAGATGAAGAACTTGCCATCTACCGTCTATCCGTTCAAGCCCGGTTCCTACCAGTACCTTGTTAAGCCTCGTATCGACGGTGCCGCCTTCTCAGAGACTTCACTTATAAAGAATGACATCCGGGAAGCTACTGCCTCCGACCAAGTGGTAAAAGGCGTCACGGCTGACACGAAGACGACTGCTACGGAGGTCAAAGCCCAGATTAACCAAGCCGGTGAACGCTTCGAGATATACGTCCGGATGCTTGAGAAGGAAGGGTTGCGCCAACGGGCCAAGATTGTTTATAAGATGATGCTTTACTACGTCAAGGATAAGCAGCTGGTACCGCAGAACACTATGCAAGGGCCGAAGTTCCGGGCTTTCGACCCGGAACAGTTCGACGACACCTACGAGCCGAGCATTCGCTTAGAAGCCAGCGTGAAGAACGCCAAGCAGACCGATACCTTGGCCGCTACCCAGGCATACACCGCCATTATCCAAGACCCGACCAACGACCTCTACCAAGCCAAAAAGATACTATACCCGAAGATGTTTGATATATCAGAAGAAGAACTTGACTTGATTATCGGCCAGCAACCACCGTCTCCTATGAAGAATATGGAAGACCCGAATAACCCACAATTACCCACCGCTACCCCCGAAGAAGACCAAGCCTTAGCCATGATGCAAGCACAACCCCAAGGGATACCGCAATGACCGACGACAAAGCGCCAGATTTAGAGCATATCGCCAGCCTTGCACAGACCTTTGTTGAATCCGAGTACGGGCAGCACCTTATGGGGACGTTGACACAGATGCATTACAGCCGACATGACGAAGCCGAGAAAGCCAAAGCGGAAGACCTGCCCCGGCTGATGCACGAAGCGGCTATGATTAGGGAGATTACCGATTTCATAAGCAAAGAAGCAGCCTTGCACAGCAGCAAGTACTTCGAGTTGCAGCGGGCAGAGGAGGTAGAACGGGCGAAAGACGCGGCGATAGCGCCATGAGGTAGTTCCGTATGGACTGATGAGCGGTGCCCACCCCCTCTCGCCAGTCCATACGGGGGTATCCCCGGCTTATAGCTTACAAATGGTGCATTAGTGTCGTGAAAGTATCATTAATTGCAAATCACTACCCTGTGTTAGCAAACACTATGCACCATGCGTAAGCGCTAAGGCAGCCGATTATTTAACAATATAGGAGAAGGTTCATGGACGAAAGTACCACAACCAACGAGCCTACCGATACTGGCGTCCAAGAGACACAACCAGCCGAGGTAGATACTCAAGCGGCGGAAAACCAACCAGCCGAACCCACGGAATCAACGGATAGCCAAGAGGCCGTACCGGTAACGGACGACAACCTCGCATGGTTACAGAATAAGGGCATTGACCCGCAGAGTCCCGAAGCACTCGGCAAAGTAGCTGAGATGTACCGGAACGCTGAAAAGGCAATGCACGCATCGACCCAGGAAAAAGCTCAACTGCAAACGGCTCTAGAGCAGCCAGCGGAGAATCCCGGTACTGATTACCAGGATGACCCGGTATCTGCCCTGACAGCCCAAGTCCAGGCATTGACCATGAAGAGTACAGTTAATGACTTCTTCAACGCCAATCCCGAGGCGAAGCAGTACGAGGCGGACATGGCTTCAATTGTGAACAACGACCCCACCATGGCAGCTCTCGTCAAAGGCGGCTATTTCCCGATAGATAAACTGTACCAATTGGCTAGAGGCGCTGACCCGAACAGGGAAGCCACTCTAAAGTCCGAAGGTGGACGTGAAGCCCTCCAAAAGGTTGCTGATAAGCAGCAAGCGAAGGCAGTCCCCGGTAACGCTACGAGCAGCGCAATGTCTACCAGCGGCCCGACCCGCGCCACCGTTAATGAATGGTACGCAGGTTTGACAGCTGAACAACGCGCTAATCCCGAAACACAAAGGACACTGGCTAGCTTGCTTTAACCATCAAGCTAATTTCAAGGACTAAACATTATGGCTGGTTCAACTACCACCACTCACACGGCTTATAGCCCAACAATCTGGGGTGCAGACACCCTCGATTACTTAAAAAAGAGACTGGTTCTCGCAGAACGCTTTCGCCGGTACGACGACGAAGTTAAAGAGTTCGGACAAACCCTGAACATTATCCCGTTCAGCACATCCGGCGCTGCCCGTGACCTCGCGCAAGGTACTGATATCACGTTTGATACAGCTACAGAGACGCCAATTGCGCTTGCTATCAACAAATGGAAGTACAAAGCACACCAGATCTACAAGATGCTGGAAGTCCAGAGTAAGTACGACTTACGCTCACGCTACACACAGGACGCAGCATACGTCTTAGGTGACGCGCTGGAATCCGACATCGTAACCAGCCTTGCCGCTGCCGTTACAGCCGGTGGTGCAGGCTATTCTATCGCTGCCGGTGCAACTGCGCTGACTGATTCAAAGATTCGTCAGGCTATTCAGGTTCTTGGCGAACAAAACGTCAATGATTGGGAAAATGTCACCCTGTTTGTTAACCCTGACGGTTTCAACGACCTGATGGCTGAAACGCGCTATTCAAGCTCTGACTTCATCATGGACGGTAACGGCAAGCCTGTCGTCTCCGGCCGTGTCCTGGTAGTCTACGGCGTCGAAGTCCGTGTTTCCAACAACATCCCTGCCGGTTTCGCGTACATGGCCCACAAGGACTCTGTAGCCGTTGCCGTACAGAAAGATGTGAAGGTTACCGGTTGGGACAACGTCCGTTCAGGTGCATGGGAGCAACGCTCTGACATCATCTACGGAACTAAAGAACAACGAACCAACACAGCTGTTAAAATAGCATTTGTCTAGGAGTAGAGGGTGTCAAAGCCCTCTTCTCTCTTAATATAGGAGATTAAAGAAGATGGCAGACAATACCACTACTAATGATAAAGCTTCGGTAGAAGTACCGAGACAAGACCAGACCACGCCGGTTAATGCCGAGGCTGCCACAGCGCAGTTCAAGGCTACCGGCGGGGCTGACGCCGAAGTTGCGGCTAAGGCTATGACAGCAGAGGATATCCGGCAGAAAGCCCTCAAAGACGAGGCTGCAGCTGGTCGTATCCACGGAGTCCCGAAAGACGAGTTTCAGAAACTTACCCTTGGTGAGCAGAAACGGGCTGAACTCAATAACCCGTACAGCGACCTCCGTAACCGTTTAACCCAACAGGACGAGGTAGATTACCAGATACTGTCAAGCACCAATGCTTATACCATTGAAGCTATGACAGGTGTACCTATCTCCAAGTTGACAGAACGCGCTAAAGAGTTAGGTGTTAATCTCAAAGACTCCGCTGCCGGTAATGGCGGCCCCGGAACCGGTGTCGGCTAGACATTAGACCGTCCTATGCGAGACTGAACCAACCTCTTAAACGGGGTTGGTTTTGTTTTACCGCTTATACTTGCTATACTGATGTTCAAACAGGGTAGTATTTGTCATCATAGGATTAAATATAATGGCAGAAGTAGAAGACACTACCACAAGCGTAGAATCAATAGTCGGCTACCCCGACGGCCACGTTTTACCGTCAGGCGAAACGGTTGTATACGATTACGATAAAGACGGCCAATTCATTGGTTGGCATAAACAGGCAGGAGGCCAGTAATGGCGAGTACTCAAACATGGTCAGAAGGTAACGGTGCAGGCGCTGGAACCGAAACGACCTCACGAACAGAGGCGAACTGGAAGCGTATCGACGACAGTACGACCGCTTACACCGCTTCACCGATCAACTCATCCAATAACGAAAACAGCATGACCAAGTACCAGGCGATTAAGTTCGGCGGTACCTACAACACGCTGAGTGTTTTGACGTATAAGATAGATAACAACGCCCCGGCAACCGGCCTATCCATCGTCGGTGCAGTCGTAACGGCAGGTGTGACACCGGCGACGACGTCCAGCGGTGACGCCGCCATGAGTACCACCGGCCTTGCTGCCAACTTCACGCCTACCACGCTTGGTTACGCCGCTGGAACAAGTACAAGCAGCGCTTCGGCAGTTGTCTACGGCAATGCCCTTAGAACGCAGTTACAAACGACTTCATCCTACGCAGGCGGCCCCGGTGACATTACCAGCCGTACTATCACTGCTACCTGGACAGAATCTTAGAAACATTACTTAATACAATAAGTAGACAATACAATGTCACAATTACCACTAGACGGCAGTTGTCAAGCGGAATATGCCGACGGCTACATTCACGACGAAACCACCCTGAATGACACTTCACCGTACACCGGTACCGACAACATCTTAAACGACATACTTGAAAAGCGCCCGGAAGCCGAACATGGCCCGCTGCGGCGCTTTTCGACTTTTTATAATAACCAGCGCTTTGATGTTGCCTGGGACGGCTTACCGGCCAACGCCCGGCCTGTCCGCTGGAAACGCATGGAAGCGGACAGTATCGGCGGAGAGATTACCGAAGTCCGGCTTGTTAAGGTCGGGTTCGGATACCAATATACAGACGATAACGGGCGTAACGTCCAAGAGGTGCAAGAGCTTTAGATGGCTGTTCCCACATTTCAAGCCGTAGGTACGGCTGTATCGGCAACGACTGGGACGCTAACGGTTGCATGGCCTGCCCATCAAGCTGGTGATATAGCGATTCTTTTCATAGAGACACAGGCAGCAGGAACGTCCTTATCTACTGCTAATGGTTTTGCTCTTCTTGGTTCTGCTCATGGGCAGCCTATCGGCATAGCGGCTTATTGGTGTCGTGCTACTTCGAGTGCTATGGCATCGCCAATTATGGCAGCCGATACAGATCACCAATATGGTGTTATAGTAACTTACCGTAATGTTATCTCTACGGGTAATCCTTACGGGGCGCTTGCCCGTCCAACTACACTGAAGTCTGCTGCCTCAACAACTGTTTCCGTCTCGTCTGTTACAACAACCGTAGCTGATACGCTAATCGTTCAAGCAATCACAAAAGATACCGATTCAGCGACGGCGTTTGCCTCAGCTCAAACTAATGCTAACCTGACAAGTATAACCGAGCGTTTTGACGCAGGTACGATATCCGGTAACGGTGGTGGTATCGCCGTGTGGGATGGATTGAAGGCAACTCCGGGAGCAACCGGTACAACAACGGCAACGGTTGTTAGTAGTTCTAACGGCACTATTACCATACCGTTGCTACCCCAGCCGATGGTTGTGGCCCAATCTGCTTTTTGTTTTTACGAGGATGGTACCGAGAGTAGCAGTACAGGTATAGCAGCTCAAAATACTAGTATCACTCGTGATGTGACCAGTAATAGCAATTTAGCTCTTCGTATACGTTTGCAGGAAAGCGGCGGGGTAGCAGGAGTCGCTACTGACGACTACCAATTACAATATAAGCTTAATGCTGGGGCGTATACGAATGTAGGGAGTGGCGCTGTTGTCGCTTTCGCTTCTGCCAATCTTACAGATGCCGGGGCCACTACAAACCGCCTCGGTGCGGGCACAGGTTCATTCGTCGCTGGAGAAGTTTCTGAAACCGGCCTCGTTACTGACCACACACTGACAGCTAGCAACTACACGGAACACCTCTACAGCCTTACTCTTATATCAAGTGCGCTTGCTGGAAGCGATACGCTTGATTTTCGAGTGCTCC